AGGGCGTAGTGCACCTACAAGGTTCACCTGTTGAACAAAAAATTTATAAAATGTTGCAAGGTAAAATTGATAACCATGTTAAATTAGTAGACCTTTATAAAGAGGAGTTTAATGATGTTTAATATGAAAGAGTATAAAAAAGAATGGCGTGAAAAGAATAGAGCAAAAATAAGAGCCTATGGATATGAGTATAGCCAAAAAAACCCACAAAAAATATTGTTATTAAGTGCTAAACATAGATCAATAAAAAAAGGGGTCCCTTGCACAATAATTGAAGAAGATATACATATACCTGCCGTATGTCCTGTATTAGGAATTCCAATAGAAAAAAGGTTTAATGCTGATGGTAAAAAAGGCGCCTATCCAAACTCTCCTTCATTGGACAGAATTGATAATTTAAAAGGGTATGAAAAAGGAAATGTACAAGTAATAAGTAGTAAAGCTAATAGTATGAAAAATAGTGCATCACCTAAAGAGTTATTACAATTTGCGTATTGGGTACTACTTACTTATGGTCATTTAATTGACAAAGAAATAAGTTGACAAAGTAAATAGTTGTGATATACTAATATCCTTAATGTTTGAAAGGAGAGAATATGGAATTAGATGACAATAAGATAGAAAAGATGATGCAAGCTTCTGTCAATATGAGAGATAAGATTGATGAATTAGAAAATCAAATTACTGAAATCAAAACTCAGAAAGACAAAGTTGATTTAGCTTTAAACGAAGCATGTAGGACATTAAATGTAACTAGTTTGAAAACTAAAGTTGGAACATTATCAAGAACTTTACGTACGAGATATTGGACAAGTGATTGGCCTGAAATGTACAAGTTCATAAAAGAAAATGATATGCCTGAGTTCTTTGAAAAGAGATTAGTTCAATCAACAGTTAAAGAGTTTTTAGAACAAAACCCTGACAAAGCACCACCAGGTTTACAAGCAACAAGTGAATACACAGTAAGAATAACTAAAAGTAGAACTAAGGAGGAAGTATGAGTACAGATTTAGACGTATTTGGTAGCACCGCAGTAACAACACATAGCCGTAGAGATGATGGCTTTACCGCTAACATTACAGGTAGTTCAACAACTGCTAAACGTATTTCTATACGTGGTGGTAAATTTAGATTGATGGTTAATGGTAAAGAAGTTGAGAAGTCAAATCAAGATGCACTCGATGTAGTTATTGTTAATGCATCACCACACGTTCATAGAATGTATTTTTCTAAAGCTTATGTACCAGGCGAAAAGATGCCACCACCAACATGCTGGACATCTGATAGTCAAAAACCTGATGAAGCAGTTGTAGAAAAACAAGCGGAAAATTGTTTATCATGCCCACAAAATATTAAAGGCTCAGGCGCTAACGGAACTAAAGCATGTCGTTTTAGTAGACGTGTTGCTGTAGTTCGTGCTGATGATATGGGTGGTGATGTATATCAAATGACTTTACCTGCACAATCAATATTTGGTAATGGTACAAAAGATTGCAAACCACTACACGAATATACAGATTACGTTCGTGCTAACAGTCAAAACTTGATGTCTGTTGTATCACGAGTATCTTTTGATGAAGACTCATCAAGCACTAAGATTGGCTTTAAAGCAATTCGTATTCTTACAGATGATGAGTATGCAGTATGTGCCACGAAGTCAACATCAGAAGAAGCTAAACGTGCAATTACTTTATCAGTAAGCGTTAACAAAGATGAAGATGGTGAAGAGTTTGAAACTAAGAAACAACAACCTATTCAACGTCCTGAAGTACTAAAAGTAATAGACGATATTCCTGAACCAACAGTTCGTGCAACGGAGAAACCTACACCTCCACCAGCACCAAAACCAGCAGCACCTAAAGCAGATCAAGGTGATGTTAGTTTAGATGATTTGGTATCAGATTGGGCATAACTATGAGAGGCTATTCTCAAATCATAGTCGAAGCAAATATGCAAGCGAAAGAGACTATCGGGACTATATTAGGTGCTATGTGCATATCACTTAAATACCCCGCTAGTCAAGTAGCGAAAAAACTTAACGTATCAAGACAAACGGTGTATGATTGGTTCTCTGGTAGGAAAAAACCAGCCGTACGACATCAATTAAAAATAAAAGAATTGATAGTTGCGTTAGACAAAAAGTAACACATTGGGCGAAAGCACTTTATTTATATGTATAAATTCGTGATGGTATTTTTGCAATATATTAATCGCGAGTAGCCCACCAATTTTAAGCAGTAAAACTTATTTCGAGAGAAACATGCAAACAAAAGAATTCTTACAACAAGTATGGCCTGAGACGGGACACTATTGTGTTCTTGGCAAAGACCAACAAAATGTAGTAGTTCCTAAGTTTATAAATACAATTGACGAAGCAGTAACCGCAGTAAATAGATTATTAGAAGATCAACAAGATGTTTACTTTGCCTGTTCTACATACATTGAACCCACTGAAAGAAAGAAGATCAATGCAAAAGAACAACGCATTCTATGGTTAGATATAGATTGTGGCTTTGACACTAAAAAACGTAAATGGAAAGACTACGAAACAAAAGACGATGCTTTAAAAGCATTACGTAAATTCACAGATGATACACAGTTACCCGAGCCTACGATTGTTGATTCAGGCCGCGGCGTGCATTGTTATTGGCCTTTCACAGAACCCGTAGATAAAGCTATATGGCAACCCGTTGCTGAAGGTTTAAAGTTTTTATGTGCTAAACACAGTCTTAAAGCTGATGGCGCATGTACGGCAGATATGGCTCGTATCCTACGAGTTCCTGGTACAAGAAATTATAAAGATATAAATAAACCTGAAGATGTAGTTGTTATCAACGAAGGTAAAGCTACACCTTTTGATGAATTAGCAAGTCTTATTCCTATTCATGTATCAGATAAACCTAAAGCTAAACGTCCATTAGATGAAGCTACTAAAGCTATTCTAGGTAACAACTCATCTAAATTTATGAAGATCATTGAACGCTGCCGTAAAGATGACGGTTGTGGTCAACTCATTCATATTATGACTAAACAAGCTACTATAGAAGAACCTCTATGGAGATCAGGATTATCTATTGCAGCCTACTGTGAAGATTCTGAAGCTGCTATTCATAACATATCTAAACATCACCCTGATTACGAATACGCTAGAACAGAAGCTAAAGCTAGTGGTATTCCAGGCCCACACACATGTAAACAATTTGAAGGCTTACGTCCTGAAGGTTGTGATGGATGTAAACACAAAGGTAAGATTACTTCACCTATAGAGTTAGGTAGAGTTATTCTACGTTCTAAAGGAGCAGACAATGTAGTTAAAGCTAAGTCTGAAGAATTAGGACAAGAGGTTACATATCATATACCTGACTATCCATTCCCTTATTTCAGAGGTAAGAATGGCGGTATCTATAAAACTGTAGCTGAAGAAGATGAAGAAGCTATTATGGTATACGACTATGACTTCTATCTTGTTGAGATTCTACATGATCAAGCCGCAGGATTCTGTGCATGGTTTAAGATGCACTTACCCTTTGATGGAGTGCAAGAGTTTATAGCACCCGTTACTCAATTATTATCTCGTGATGAAGCGCGTAAAGTTCTTAATGCCACAGGTATATTTAGAAACGGTAAGAAGCTAGATTATGTTATTGATTATATTATTGCTGTTTTAGAAGCACATCAAAAACAAAAGAAAGCTACTACCATGTATAAACAATACGGGTGGAATGCAACCTTTAATAAAATTATTATAGGTAATCGTGAGATCAGCGCTTTTGGAATTAAATATGTTCCCGTATCAGAAGCTTTAAAAGATGTGAATCCTGCCTTACAAAAGAAAGGGACATACGAAGAATGGAAGAAAGCTATATCTGTTTATGAAAGAAAAGGTATGGAGTTACGTGCATTTGGTTTCTTCTGTGCTTTTGGTTCCTTGTTAATGCCTTTCTTTAAAACAAGGGAAAAGTCAGCAGTTATAAATTTATATAATCCAAGTACGGGACAAGGTAAATCTACTGTATTACAAGCTATGACAAGTGTGTATGGTAATCCTGAAATGAATGCTAACCTTATCCAATTGTGGGGTGATACAGGTAATGCCGTGATTAATCGTATGGGTTATATGAATAACTTACCTGCAGCAGTGGATGAATTTACTAAAGTAACACCTGACCAACTACATGACTTTTTAAAGTTTATGTCTACAGGACGTGGTAAAAATAGATTAGGTAGTAACGGCACAAATAGAGAAAGACAAAACGATACCATCTTTAATCTCATTTGCGTAGTGTCTTCTAATACAGACTTTAGAACAGTTATCTTTTCAAAGAATGCTCAAGCTAGTGGTGAGATGGCTCGCTTCTTACAAATAAGAATTGAGAAAGATCATACCCTATCTAAAACAGAAGCCGATGAATACTTTGGTCGTTTGTTTGATAACTATGGACATGCGGGAGAAATATATGCTCAATGGATTATATCTAATTTAGATATTGTTAAAGCTTCATTATTAGAAACTCAAAAGAGTATTGATAAAGCTTGGAATATTACAGGTGAAGACCGCAAATATTCTGCAACATTAGCTGCTGTATTCTTAGGCGCTCAAATAGCTAAACAGTTAGGTATCCATAATATTGATCTTGAGCCTGTTAAACATGCTATAAAAATAGAACTAGAGAAATCTAGAATTGAGATTAAAGCTCGTGATTTCGATGCTATGGAAACATTAACCGCGTTCTTGCATGAGAATTTAAAGAACACATTAGTTATAAATAGTAAGTCAGATTCACGAACAGGGTTACAGGAAGCTCCATTATTGAAACCAATCAATGAGTTACGAGTCAGAATTGAGCCTGATACTAATACAATTTATATTCCTTGCGGTATAATGCGCTCACACCTAGAGGAGAACGGCAACGTTTCCTATGATGACTTTGTTAATAAGTTACGGGATAACAGTGTATTAAGACGTAGATCAGGTGATAGTAAAATAATGCATAAGGGCTTAGAGATTAGCGGTTCAGGACAAAGATGTCTATGGATTGATAACTCTAGCTTTGAAGAAATTATGACTAACAACTTACCATTGGACATACCAAGAAATGTTAACTAACGGTGTAGATTATCAAATAGATTGGCCTGCGTTTAAACCAGGCTCGTCTATCTTTATACCTGCTATAGATACAGAGGCAGCGATTAAAGCTATACAAAAAGAAAGTGAACGACTAGAGTTTCAATACGTTCACAAGGTTGTAATCGAAGAAGGTATTAAAGGAGTTCGTGTTTGGCGTTTATAAGCCAGCTTCTCTTCTAATCTTTTGAATATATTTAGCTTGTCCGCCTTTAAACTCTTCAAGATGATCAAACATAATAGCTTCTTCTTCTTTAATAAATCTAAGTTTTTGTTGTTTTTCATCTGGTGACATATATTTATCTTCCATAACAGAACGCTCCATTTTTCTAAGTTGAGATAAATATTTACCTAAATCATCAACCAATCCTTTTCTTACAATTAGATCACGTTTATTATCTTTAGATAGATAGGCTTCAGTTTCTTCAGGACCTCTAAATTGTTGCTTATCTTTATATGTAGCGTATGCACGATCTACTTCATTTCTTAATTCATAGTAATCATTTTTAGCACGTGTACCAAATTCTTTAGCTATAAATGCAGAGGTGCCAGGTAACTCTGTAATATAATCTTGAACTGATTTAGAAGGTAATACATCACCTCTTATATCAGCCATCAAAGGATTAGTAGCCATTCTAATTAATCCTGCTGTGTATCCTAAATAACCATCTAAGAAGTGATCCCATTTCATTGGAGATGTACCTGTGTAATCACCTAATACTTTAGCCATTTCAGAAGTTCTTGCAGTGTATTGCATTTCTTCTTCTTTACCTGCTGGACCTGTACCTACAATAGGTCTACCTGTAAACATGTCGTAGTTATAAGCTAACTCTCCAACTGTTTTTAAAGCTTGAGGATAAGGTGAAGGACCTGTTACTGCGTTAGCTAAAGCACCACCTAATGATTTCCACATCTTAGTTGCATCTTCATCATCTTTAATATATCTATGATAAACATGTTCAGGAATAACTTTTGTAATTAACGATGCTAAATCAGGACGTATAGGAATACTCATACCACCTGTACCAGGGAATACAAATCGTCTATCACGAATAGATGGATCTAATTTTTCGTAATCATCATCATCAGCAGTTAACGCTGCATAGAAGAAACTTAATATCATTGTCTTCATGATTGTATTTCGTAATACCTTGTGTGCTTCTGCTCTTTGAGAAGGAGCAATACCTCTACCTGAAGCTATTTTCATCATAACATTTAAAGATTGTAAATAAGCACCAAAGAAAGGAATAACTTGACGACCTACTGATACTAACTTATTAGAACCTGTACGTCTAAAATTAATAACTTCAAAGGCACGTTCGGTAGCTAAGGCTTTATCACCTGTTTCTTTCATTGTCTGTGCATAGATAGCTTGACGAATGACGTTATCAGAAGCCATTGAAAATTTTTGTAATGGGTTTTTAATATACCGATCAAAGAATCCAGGTTTCTTCATACCCGCAGCTATCTCTGCGTCTAGCTTACTTACTTCAGCAGAGTAATCTCTAATACCTACAGCACCTACACTCTTTAATTGTTTTCTAGCTTGGCTCACACCTGTTGATGTTTTAATAATTTCTTTCATAACTTCTAACGGTATACCAAACGGATTCTGAACACCTGAAGTAACCATCGCACTATATGCATCTTGAAATACTTGAGATACAGAGAAGAGTGGATAGAGCACAATGTTTTGTCTTAAGATGTTTGCAATCTTAGCCATCTTAGGAAACATAGGTAAGGCTACAGTTTCCATACCTGTAAACGCTTTAACAAATAACGGATCATTAAATTTATATTTATTAAGTCCACCATTTTGCCAAATAGCAATAGTGTTTTCTCTAGGGCTTGATACACCTGAAGGTATCTTGGTTACTTCATCTTCTAAATATTCATCAGCAGCTTTAACTAAATTTTGTGCAGTTTTATTGTTAATACCTTTTCTAATAACATAGGTAATCCATCGTTCCATATTATCAAACACATTATTAACAGGCTGATTACTACCTTTAAATTTAGGATCAGTCAGCGCTCTATCTAATAATCCACGTGTATATTCTTTAGGGCCTTGGTTTTGTTCTAGTTGTTCTACACGATAGAACGGCACATAGTCCATTACATCTAATAGCGCTTCTACTTGATCTGCAGAATATAAACCAGAGTCAATACCAAATTTTAATACTTTCTCACGAATGCCATTCCATTGATCTACTATCTTATTTAATTCAGGTATCTCATCAAATAGTTTTAGCCCTGCATTGATTTCTTTAGTAGTCATGTGGATATGTTTATAGTTTTTATCCCACATTTTTTTAGCTTCTTTATCTTTACCTTCAACTAAAAGATCAACGACATCTTCTTTTAATTCTCTATTAAAATCTTTTAATCCTTTTAGCCTTTGTGCAATCATCGCTATGTGTGCATACTGTTCCATCTTTTCATAAGGCACGCCATACTTATCTGCTAATTGCTTAACAGTCTGCATCATAGACTTCCAGCTATCTTTAGCTTTACTTACCACATATTTATGTAGTGTTTCATCATAAGCAATATTGCCATCTTCTAAGAACTGATGTGCAGGCGCTTCAGCGTGAAGAGCTTGAGATGTACTAATAGAATACATAACTTTTTTAGTTTCTTCCCATACACCATTTTCTTCTAAGCCACGTCTAATAGCATTACTTAACGCTGCATCGGATGAGAAGAAATTAGTTTCGGCTTTATCTAAAAATTGTTGGAACCCTTTCTTTTTATTTTTAATAAATTGTGCAGGGTCATCTTTAAACTCTTGGAAGGCTTTTGTTTCTTCAGCCTTTTCAGTTTTAATGTTAGTATCTTTAAGTAGCTTATCTAGACGATCTACTTTTTCTCTTGAATATAATTTTTCTTGAGGACCAAACTCAGGAATGGTAGCAGTACCTACTTGACGCGTGCCTGTAAATAAGTCAGGGGTTACACTTAATACATCACTTAAGAGAGTATTAGATATATCACCTAAGTTTAATAGTTGTTTAACGGAGTTAACAAAGTCTGTCCATAGGGTACTTGTTGGAGGAGCGTCAGGTACAACACTTCGTTCACCTGCTAGGAATCTTTGGAAGGCTTCATTGTTATATGCGTTAGCAATAAACTCATCCATGTTTAGGAAAGTTTCACCAAAATCTAGTTCTTGTTGCATAGCAGCTACTTCAGCTGCGTCAAATATGTCCACCATCTTTTGACCTTGTGGCGTACGTGCTACAGGTCTACCATTCTTCATGGTAACGTGTTTCTTTAATTCTAATGTAGTGGCACTATGTGTCGCTTCGTGGAATATTGTATCTACACCAGCATCAGGACTGATAGTAGTTTTGTTTTGTAATGGTGCATAGGAACCAAACTCACCTTTTTCCATACCCATAACTTTATAGGTACCTTTAGTTACGTTAGGTAGTTTAGATATAACACGATGTAATACTATTTGAACAGGGTTTAATTTATCAAAGTGTTGATTCTTTAATATAGTTAAAGCTTGACCTAATGTCTTAGCAGGCTTAGTTGTGTTAACTATAGCTTTGCCTTCAGGTGTACCTTCTAGTTTAGATGGTAGTTCTTCTTCTCTACCTGCAAGGAACTCATCTTGCAAATCTCTAACTTCTTCTTCAGGTAATGTTTTAAGGGCGCCCTCTGCTTTAGATATTTGCTTACCTTCTTGTTCAAGTGCTTTTCTTTCTTGAGGAGACATCTTAACTTTAAACTCATCATAGAGATTACTTAAAGTTATATAGTCACGTGCTTGTTGATTTAATTCTCTACGTTCAGTATCAATGACGTTAGGATTTTTTAAATCTTCTATGAGGTATCTTGGGGGGTCTTTGAGTGCAGTAAGAACATTAGCTAAGTTATTAGATTGCTTAACTATAGGTAATGTAGGTGAAACCTTTTTAGCTAACTCTTTTAGCTTAGATACATACTTGGAATATTTTACAGCTTCTTGAGTTTTAAGGTCTTCAACATACTTACGTCTAGCTTCATAACGTAAATTAAGATCAGGTTGATTGAGCAACTCCATGACACTCATGATGCGCTCTTTACCTTGAGTAGGTTCGGCTTTAGCTAGTGCAGCTTCACCTTTTAATACTTCAGTAGCTTGAGGTGTTAGTGGAGCTCGCTCTGGCTCTGCTCTTCCAATAGGTTGTCCAACATCACCCCCAGTAGTGTCCACTCCTGTAAGCTCACGTCCTTCAACTCTTCCGGCGTCTTCACGTACTCGTTTGGATTCATCAAGTGCTCGAACGCTAGCTCTATCTGCTTCACTTCTAGTTTCAAGTTGTATGGGTTTTGCATCAGCAGTCTCCTTTGTGGGTGTTGGCTGTTTAGTTAATTCTACCACAGGTGGTAGAGATGCTTTAAAGTTAGTAAATGTTTCTTCATTTACTTTAGTAGGATTGTTTTCGGCAACTTGATCAAGCAGTGCACGAGTTTCTTCCGTAGATATATCTTTACCTATTAATGATTTAAATGCATTACTAGATTTTCTGAATCCCAACGAAGTTAACGTAGCTTCATCGAGTATACTTGAAGGCTCAATCTCATCTTCAACAGGTTCAGCAATAGGTTTAGCTTTAGCTTGCAATCGTTTAGTTTTAATAGTTTCGGCTTGATCTTTAATCTGATCAAATAAACCTTCTTTAACATCGTCACGACTAGGCTGTTTAGCAACTGCATCTTCTAAATCATCACTTAGTACTTTGTCTTTAGCTTTAGTAGTTTCTTTAATTTCATTAGTTACTGCTTTAACTTCTTTATATTTACCGTATGCGCCAGCTGCACCACCAAGACCCGAACCTACTGCTAATGCGCCCCATCCAGCTTCAAAGTATTCTTTGTTAGCTTCGTCACCACTTAGTGGTAAACCTGCTTGGTAACGTTCTGCAGCTTGTTCTAATACTTCAGTAGGTACTTCTGAAAGACCTTTAACAGCACCGACACCTGCACCTTTAGCAATAGCAGCACCTTTTCTTTCAGCAAGTTCTTTAACAACTGCTTGACCTGCTTTAGCCCCACCTTTACCTAAACCTAAAGTAAATCTATCCACTACATAACCTAATGGTGCTGTAATAGCAGCCCATTTCTTAGCGCTAGCAGGATCTAATTCTTGAGGAGCATTTTTTTCTAATGCTTGACGTTCCATAAAGTGTCCATATTGTTGAACACCATAAGTACCAATACCAACAGCAGCTCCAATGAAAGGAGCAGCAATACCTGTTGGAGCGGATAATACTGTAGCAGCATAACCTGTTAATAAAGGCACTGCCATTTCAGGACCTGATTTAAGAATTTGTTCTACAACAAATGAAGGTACTTGCATACCTGCTGGGAGGATACCTTTTTCTTCTGCAATTCGTTGAATATCAGACGCGGATAAAGTTTGAACAGCTGGAGGTATTTCACCTTTAGCTTTTATTTCTTGCATTTTAGCAGCTGCAGCTGCCATATCTTTGTCAGTAGCAACGCTACCTAATTCTAAACCACGCTTAACTCCACCAAAAGATTCAAAACCTTCAGTTAAAGCTTGTTTAGTTCTAGCAAGAAAGCCAGCATCTTCTGGTTTTGTTTCAGCTGAAATAGTAGGAGTAATACCTAACTCTTCAGGCGTGAATTCTTTTTTGATTGTTGCTGTAGGAGATAAACCTAATTCTTCAGGTGTAAATTCCTGTGGTGTACTAGGAAGCCCTAGTTCTTCAGGTGTGAATTCTTGCGCCATATTAAGTTATTTTTTCGTAGTTCCCATTAGGAAGTTTTCTAAAAGTACCTGTACCTGGAACAGTTACAGTACCATCAGGATTTATTATTGGTTTGACAGTTGATGTAGCAGCTGGTTGGGTAACTGTAGAAGCTGCAGGTTTGGTAGAAGTAGGACCAAAAGCACCTTCGGTATCGCCCATAAGAAGTTTTAGATTTTTTTCAAAGTATTGTTTTTTAACTAAAGATTCTTTAGCTGGACCATCAGGACCTGAGAATTCAACTTTTCTTGCAGCATCAGGATAATCTTTTTCAAATTCTTTTTGAGCATTATCTTTTGCTTTATCAAATATTTCATAAGCTTTACCTGATTTATCTGCACGTGCTTTGTATCCTGCAATACGAACAGATGTTTCAAGTTCAGCATTTTTAAGACCAATTTGAGTATTAATATTATCTCTATCTTCAACGGCTTTCATAGC